TACCAAATGTAAACGTTGGCATCGTATCCAATGCGCCTAAATCAATCTCTTCTGCCATCGTATATCAACTATAAAATGGAATATAATACAACTACGAGAAGAATCTTTATACTCAATTTAATATGATTCAAATAGACAATATTATTTCATTTGTTCCGCACTATGAACTCGCCATAACCCTTGTAAAAAACAATCCGCGAGGTCGTCCTTTTTCTTATGTTTTTCAAATACGGGCATCCATTTTATGAAATCCGAATTGTGTTTGCGAGAGATTTCACCGAGAGAACGGCATACAATGATACCGGATTTCTTACGGTCAGCGTAGGTTGACGCATCAACGCATTCTTCTAGTGCTTCGTCGGATGCGCCAGGTGTCACGGTCGTAAACAGTTTTAATTTACACGATGCGGAGATGAACTCGATATATTTGATATCTTTCATAATAAAATACTGCGTAATCATACCTTGAAGTGTCTTCATCCGAGAGGCGAGTGTGCTTATTTGATTTTCAATAATCATCATATCGATGACCGCCGGTGCCGTCGTATTCGCGGAGAAGAGTATCGCATCAAGATGCTTCATCATATTGCGTCCATAGGTGATTAAATCCAGGTCGTGAGCGTAGAGATAATTTGCCTTCTTGGGTCGCGGCGCGACGGAGCCTCCATCCGCGGCACCGCCGCCGCCGCCCGCAATACGCATCAAATACTTGGCTTCATCAAACGGTTCAAGAAAATCTCTCGCAAGGGTTGTTTTGATATCTTGGACGAGGTCGGCTTTTCTGACTTTCAGATTCTGCGCCGGTGCTTCTGTGTTGACAAATGGCGGCGGCGAGAGATTTGCCTTAATATCCATTAGTTCGGGGAGTTTCTTTTTATCGAGGATGGAGAGATTACGCTGGATGGAAAGAATCTCTCGCGATGGGATTCTGAATTTGGATTTCTCAGCGCATTTGTTACATAAGCTCGTGTTGTTCGTTTCGCTCGCAGAGCGAGCTCCACTCACAACACTCGCACTAGACGATTCGTGTGCGAGGGAGGATGAGTCGTGTGCGAGGGAGGATGAGTCGTGTGCGAGGGAGGATGAGTCGTGTGCGAGGGAGGATGAGTCTTTGTGCGCTGGACCTTGCGAGTCTTTGTTCACTGGACCTTGCGAGTCTTTGTGCGCTGGATTCTTTAAGTTCGCCGAACGTAAAAGGAGCGAAACCGACGGTGAAGCGAGTGGCACGTTCGGCGTGATCCATTTGGCCAACTTTCCGTCATTACAGCACGTTCTCTTCGGAGCAGGTTCTGCTTCACACGGCGCAGCATTCGGTTCAAATCGTAAATCAATCACGTCCCATCTCTCGATTTTGATGTGCTTCACGAGTGTGGATGGATTCGCCCCTGTAAATACAATGTCGTCTGGAATCGTAAATAAACAATACGCAAGATTCTTCATTCCGACATCAAAGCTTATAATTCGCATTTGTAAGAATTAGCATATACCAATGCTTACAAATAAAGGTTTATACTGATTCGTCGCTCGTCGACACTTACTGTCTCGCCACTGCGCCGCCATTACGCTGCTGCTGCTGCTGTCGCTGGAATGCCAGAACCTGTTCTTGTGTGATTTCTGGCGCAACCATTCGGGATTGAAGCGCCTCTCGCGAGAGATAGACGTCTTTTAAATCACTCTGGACATACCCAAACGGTTCTCGTGTATCCATCACAGAGGAATACATAAAGGGTGGATTGCGATGATTTTCTTGTTCATAAGCATTCACGTCAAATGACCCGTGACCTGACATATTTACGGCGTCAACCCGGTTAATCGTCATAATCTGGTCAGCGTTCAGTGTTAAATAACGACGATAGTCCCAATTGGTCTTGATATTTTCTGCGCGGCGAATGGATTCATTTACTGCGTTACCCGGTTGCCATCCTGAGAAATTGCGTCCATCCGTCATCAACGGCGGGAAGTCAAAATAAACATTATGACTCGAACTATAATTCTTGGACCAATGCGGTTGTGAATGCGACATTGTATAATATGTATAACATTAGAATAAAAAAGATTATAAGGCAGAGATTATAAGGCAGAGATTATAAGGTGGACAGTAACTGAATGAGTTCACCCTTCTTTAACTTTTGATTTTCAGCGTATTTTTCAGGTTGGTGTTTATATTTTTCCTTAAGCATTTGGCGAAGTTCTTGGACTGACATATGATGGAGAGAAACGGATGGCGTAGTAGTAGTCGTAGTCGTAGTCGTAGTCGTAGTCGTTTCAGCAACTATTTCGGGATTTTCGGTATTCTGGGCCTTTTTGTATAACATACACAATACATCGTTTTGAAATTCTGCGTTTTTTTCTTGAGAACCCTGTATTGGTTCATCACTTGCGCCTAAATCAACAGTAACCAATTTAATGTGAGACGGTTTTTCTAATTCGGAAACAATCTCTTCTACTAAAAGTTGTGACTGTGTGTCAATTTGGAGGCACTGCTCATAACCAAGTGGTTTATTTTCCTGAGCGCAAACGGCATCGGCATCGGCATCGGCATCGGCATCGGCGTCTTCCGTTGCCTTTTCGGTGTCCTCGTCCTTGTCCTCATCCTCGTCCTCGTCCTCGTCCTCGTCCTCGTCCTCTTCTATCGTGCTTTCGTCGTCTTGACTCGTGGCATCGTCGCCATCCTCTTCGTCTTCGGTGGTGCTTTCACACTCTGTAGTATCTTCACTGTCTGAAGAAATTTCAATAAGATTGCTTGACCGATTATTGCTGAATATAGCTGTATCCAAATGAATCAAATGTGGTTCGTTATACGCAGACTGTTTCTGCTTCATCCCGTCCGCGTCCGCGTCCGCGTCCGTATTCGCGTATTCTAATATAATACTTCCTTGGGGGTGGTGAATGTTACTGCCATTGGTTGTTAACTTATATAATCGGTGAATATCTGTCGCGGATTCTTCAATATATTGTTGTAAAATCATCGCTTGTTCTTTATGTGACTGTTCTAAAATCGTTAAACGAACTTTCATATATTGAAACACTGCGTATACCAAAAGAGAACAAACGGCTAAACTAACAATAATGGTCAAAAAACTCAACTCGCCCATATTCTCTCGTTGTTTGTAATATAATACTCCGCGATGTTATAAATAAATAGAATAAACGAATGAATCTGAATAATATCCGCCATTGGGTTTATGTCGGTTTTCAACCGAAAATATTTGATTCAAAACATATGAATTCTTATGAAGTGGTTTGTAGGGGGTCAATGGCAGCCATTCATCGCCTTTATAATACCAATGGCGCGCGTTCATTGTATGCGTAAAACGTTGCGTGGTGTTGCGTAGTACGCAACGGTTTACGCATCATGTCCAAAATGGCCATTGCCAAAATACTTTTAAAACGACGTTTTTTCGCATTTTGTGACTGACCAGTCACAACTTTTTTCGTTCGGTCGAATTTTTTGTGACGATAATTTTTTGCGTCCGACCGGCCGGTCCACCCTCCGAGGCCTATTATATCGCCCATGTATATAACCTCCCGCCTTTAGGCAACATTTTACGCAACAGGGAAAATCCATTTATGTTCCGTTGTGATACTTGTAACATCACTACCAATAACAAATTTGATTATAAACGACACGTATTTTCGCCAAAGCATCAACGGTTATGTTCCGAGAACGCGAAGTATAAAGATTACGTCCTCAGTCTCATCGGTGATTCTGGCGCCAAAAACATCCCCCCAAAACCGAGGTTGGAAATTTGCGATGCGCCGACCCCCCAAAAAACACCCATCAATGAAATCGTTCATATCGACCTCGGAATGGAAAACGAAGAAGGGGATGTCATTTACGACCCAAAACCACTTGGTCACGTGACCACCCCCGGCGACACTCGCGCCTATACTTGTAGATATTGTAAACGTATCTATATTAACCGAACTGGATTATGGCGACATAATAAGAAATACGGAACGACGTGTATTACAAATGTTCTGGAAGCACCGCCGAAGATAGAAAACCCGGAAGAACTGAAGAGTATGATACAAACAATGATGCTGATGAATGAAGAGTTCAAGACACAGATTTTGGAGTTATACAAAAAGAGCGCGGCTGCGATGGAATTGACGACGACCTATAATAACAATATGATGAACTGTAATAATAATACGTTTAACCTCCAGATGTTCTTAAATGAACATTGTAAGGACGCGATGAATATGAAGGATTTCGTGAATTCAATCAAGTTGAACACCGACGACTTGGAATGCGTAGGTAAACTTGGGTATGTAGAAGGGATGTCAAACATTCTGATTTCAAACCTGAATAAAACCGAATTACATAAACGCCCGGTTCATTGTAGCGACGTAAAACGGGAAATGTTTCTTTTGAAAAACTCGGATAAGTGGGAACAAGACACACCTGACTGTGAGAAACTGACAAATGCGGTGCTTGCGGTGGAACATAAAAACGTCCAACTTATTGGGGAATGGGCCGCGTTACATCCGAATTGTATGGACAGTAATTCAAACGAAAATATCCAATATTTGAAACTGTCAAAAACGATAACTGACGGTGCGAAGGATGGAAATATTAGTAAAGTGTTGAAAAAATTGGCGAAAAATGTATATGTGAACAAGGAAGTGGCGATGGCGGCCATTGCGGCCAAGGCGGCGAATGCGGACTTTTCAGCCAATGGAATAAATACAGCATAAATACAATATGGTATATGACGTATTAATGAATACGACATATAACGAAATAATGAATACGACGGCAAGCGACATCCACGAGACACTAGCGAATTTCTTGAATTATCTAAATGCGTCATTGTATGAGGCACAGTTCACGCAACGCCACGAGCAAGCCCGCGCGAATTTGAATGCGATATACGACGCGGTCGCCACTTCCACGGAGAAAGGGCCTACACACGAACAA